ATCAGCAGGAGGCAAGGCGCCTAATCTGCTACAAGGCTCTACTTCAGGAACTGGAGGAGCTAAACCATTTAACTCCGCAGCACAGGTAACTGAAGCTATGCGGGATCCTAAGTACAAGAATGACCCTGCCTATCGTCAGCTTGTAGAGCAAAGACTGGCAGTTACAACGGCGTTTTAATTAAGATGAATAACCCACCTGACGCCTCTATGATATGAAAAGAAAAGGCGTTTCACTAAGAAAAGAACACAAATCTAAAAAAGGTGGACTGACAGAAAAAGGCCGAAAGTATTATAATCGTAAGACTGGTGCCAAACTCAAAAGACCGCAACCGAAGGGTGGACCTAGGAAGCGGTCTTTTTGTGCGCGTATGTCAGGAGTAAAGGGACCTATGAAAGACAGTAAGGGTCGTCCTACTCGAAAAGCTTTAGCCCTCAGACGTTGGAAATGTTAATATGAAAAAATGTACCTGTGGTAACTCTAAGTCCATGCCAATGTGTGATGGCACCTGTTCTAAAAAAGCTAAACGTAAACCCCTAACTATTAAGAAAAATGCCAAAAGTCGGTAAAAAAGAATACTCCTATACAGCCAAAGGAATGGCCAAAGCTAAGAAAGAAGCAAAACGCAAAGGTCTAAAAATTAAATATCGTGGCTAAAATATGTCCTAAAGGTATTGCTTGGGCAAAGCGTACCTTCGATAAATATCCGTCAGCTTATGCAAACATGGCAGCGTCCAAGTATTGCAAAGATCCGAAGTACGGAAAAGGTAAGCGTAAAAAACTTAAAATAAAGAAATAATGGGTGAGCTTGCAAAGTGGCGAAAACAAAATTGGGTCCGAATCGGCACAGATGGAAAGATTAAAGGCCCTTGTGGAACGTCTAAAAACAAAAAGAATCCCGACCGTTGCCTTCCGATGGCAAAAGCTAAAAGCTTATCACAATCTCAACGAGCCACAACCGCCAAGAAAAAGAAGCGGGAAGGCTCCAAAGGAAAACAATTTGTAAGTAACACCAAGGCAGCTCGTGTGTCTTTGCGTGTGAAAAAGAAATAATTTTGTCCCTTACGTGCGACAAGTAGCACAATGCCCTCTGCGGAGGATAACATTAGGTTAGCAAACGAAGCATACTAGTGACAGATCAAACCTAAAAATAAACCTAAAAAGAAAGTTAAATCATGGCATTTACAAATAATGTTGCTCCCTCTCGCGTGGGTGTAGTCAATGGAACTACTGATGGTTCCTTTGCTCAGGATAATGCTCTCTTCCTCAAGGTGTTCTCAGGTGAGATTCTCACTACGTTCGAAGAAGCGAACATAATGAAGGATCTACACACTGTACGGACTATCTCTTCTGGAAAGACTGCACAATTCCCAGCTACTGGCGTAGCCACCGCGAAGTATCACACCGCTGGTCAATCTCTTATCGAGGCTGACAACGGTTATCAATCGGATATCAAGAAGAATGAAATCACCATCAATATCGATGATGTTCTTATTTCTTCTACATTCCTCGCAAACATCGACGAGTTGAAAACTCATTACGACGTTCGTAGCATCTATGCACAAGAGCTTGGTAAAGCCCTTGCTAAACGCTTCGACATCGCCGTTCTGAAGACTCTCGTTGCTGGCGCACGCCAAGACGCTACCGTTACTGGTAACTCTGGTGGAACACAAATCACTGGTCAAACTCTCACCACTGGTGCAGGACTTCTTACAGCACTGTTCGAAGTTGCTCGCCAACTTGACGAGAAAGACATCCCAGCTGAAGATCGTTTCGCTGTCTTGACACCAACTCAGTACTACAAGCTGATCAGCGATCCTACTACTAACATCGCACTTAATCGCGATTATGGTGGTGAAGGTTCTGTTGCATCTGGCAGTGTACCTATGGTTGCTGGTATCCAGATCTTCAAGTCTACTCATATCCCAAGCGGTAACCTTGCCTCTACTACTACTGGCGACGGCGCATCTAATAATGATGTGTTCGACGTTAACCACAGTGGTTCTGGAAATGGTTCTGGCTATAACGGAAACTTCGCCTCGACTGGCTTCGTTGCTGGTCACAAGGCAGGGGTTGGTACTGTCAAGCTTCTTGACCTTGCCACTGAGTCTGATTACCAAATCGAGCGTCAAGGTACGCTCTTCGTTGCTAAGTACGCAATGGGTCACGGTGTTATCCGTCCTGAGTGCTGCGTCGAAGTACAATAATTCCTTAACCCGATCCTCTCCCTGCGTAGCGGGGAGGGGGTCACCCTTTTTTATTTATGCCAACTCTTACTACTCAATTAGAAGCCGTTAATTCGATGCTGGGTTACATTGGCGAAGCGCCTGTAACATCCATTTCATCTCCTTCTACTCTACCTGTCAGCGCCTCTACAGCTTTGACCATACTAGATGAAGTTAGCCGTGAAGTGCAAAGTGAGGGCTGGCATTTCAACACAGAGTATGATGTTACGTTATCCCCTGACTCAGGAAACAGCAATAAGATTGTTCTTTCCACAGACGTCATTGAGGCCGACGTAGTAGACCACAGTGCCGACATTGTGCCTCGTGGTTTAACACTATATGATAGAAAGAACAACACGACAGCGTTTACCAAAGATATAAAGGTATCGCTAATACGATTACTAGATTGGGATAGTTTACCCGAACTAGCACGCCGTTACATTACTTTACGATCCTCACGTACTCTACAAGCTCGTATTGTTGGGTCACGTGAACTAGAAGCGCTTATCGCTCGCGATGAGTTTACAGCCAAGGCAAGACTTGAGGAGTTTGATTCTAGGACTTCCGACAGGACTATCTTTGATAATGTTGACACAGCGCACCGTATCGGAATAAATCGTAATTATAGAATTTCATAATGCCGTTAATAAACACCGCACTACCTAATCTAATTCAAGGAGTTAGTCAGCAACCTGACGTTCTTCGCTATGAAGGACAGTGTTCTTTACAAGAGAATGCACTGAGTAGTGTAGTGAAAGGGTTACAGAAACGTCCACCGACAGAGTATGTATCTACTGTATTAACTACATCATCAGATGACTCTGCTGCGTTACTGGACTCTTTTGTTAAGTTCATAGAACGTGATAAAGGAGAAAGCTACTGTGTTATCATTGATGGAGCAAAGCTACGCATCTTTCGTGTAGAGTTGCCATCAGGCGTTACAACTCCTGTAGAAGCATCTATCAAGGTTAACAACGAAACCTACACTACTGGTTATCCGTTAACCTCCAGTAATTACCTATACTCCGCTACGTCACACCAAAACATCAAGACGTTAACTATTGGAGACACTACTATACTTACTAACACAGCTCTACCTGTTGCTCAGGGAACAGAGACTTCAGGTGCGTTAGCTGACGAAGCGTTCGTGTTTATCAAGCAAGGCGACTACGAGAAAGAGTATGTGATTACGTTGCACTACCCAACAGCAGGTGATCGAGTGTTTGAAGTTAGGTCTGCAGACGATAACGAACCTTCACACGCCTCTACTTCTGTAATTAGAGATCAATTTTTGGGCGTAACTCCTCACGCAGGAGGCTCTGGTTCTAGCGTAGTCGATATGTCAACCTTTGCTACTGCCATAGGTGAATCTGGTTTACTTATTGATTTGTCCGATTCAGACGCTCAAAGCAGTGGCGAAGCTCCTACTGGTATTAGTGTATCAGATGGTTTAGCTAACACAGGCATAGGCGCTGTCCACATAGAAGTAGAGTCTATATCAGATTTACCTAAGTTCTGTAAGAATGGGTTTCAAGTAAAGGTAAGAGGAGACTCTTCGCTAAATGAAGACGACTACTATACAAAGTTTGAAACAAGTAATGGTAAAACATTTGGTAATGGTTCTTGGAGAGAGACAATAGCTCCTAGCATCAAGACTTCAATAGGAGATAACGCGCCTGTAGCACTGGTTAACACAGCTGAAAACACGTTTGAGTTACGTGGACTAGGGCTTACCAAACGAATAGCAGGAGACAACACTCTCAATCCCTTTCCATCCTTCGTCGGCTCTAGTATATCTAACTCTTTCTTGTTTAAATCAAGACTAGGGTTCCTTGCTGAAGATGCTGTTATAATGTCAGAGGCTGGCTTTGGTCCTTCGATCAACGCTACTTCGTATTATGTTAACTCATCATCGGACAGTACGCACACAAATGGTTACTACTATCCGCTATACTTAGATTCATCTGTTATCTACGGAGACTTCACTACGTTTACGTTTGATGCGTTTCCTAACACTACATTCTACAGACCAACTAGTAACGCAGGTTTTCACGCTAGTGACGCACCTACAACAGGAGAGATATCATTTACAAGTGAATCAACTATCACAGTAAACAAAGAGGTAACAGGTTTTAATTTCTTTAGAACTACAGTTACTCAAATACTAGATTCAGATCCTATTGATGTCAGAGCATCCAGCAGAGAAGTTACGACTTTTAGATCTGCTCAAGCATTCCAAGAGAACTTAATGATCTTTTCGGATCACTCTCAGTTTGTCTTGAAGGGCGGTGAGTTACTTACGCCTTCGACTGTTTCCATCACACAAGCTACAAACTTTGACTACGAAGAAACAGTAGATCCGTTAGCACTAGGTTCTTATCTATACTTTCCTTTCAAACGTGGTGACTACTCTGGACTGCGTGAATACACAGTAAACTCTACAACAGACATCTTTGATTCTGATGAGATTACACAGCACGTTCCTCGTTATATACCAAAAGACATTACGTCTCTAACAGGTTCTACGAACGATGGTATCATTGCTGCGTTGTCTGGAAGTGTTACTGTAACTGACCAAGGAGTGATTGATACTAGTTATAGTACATCAACTATATCAGGAACATCACACCAGTTTATTGGTGGTGGAGATCTTATATATCACACCACAGGTTATGATGCAGCTGTGGCCATGATCACTACTGAAGACACAACTTACACTAAATTTGATGGCTCTAGCACTACACTCAGTGGATCACATCGTTTCCCTAACTTTGTTTCTGCTTACTCAGGTGTCTTAGGATATAATGGAGGCGTTAGTAATCGTTCCGTACTAGCAAACGGAACTTATGAGCAAATGACAACTTCACAAGCAACTACTGTTTCTTGGTTAGCTGGTAGACCTTATCAGTATAGGACAGGCGTCACTAACGGAGTTGTGATTGGAGACATTACAGCAGACAGAGCAACTGGATTTTCTACATTAAAGACTGCTGTTGCAGCTGGTAGTGGATACACCTTTGAAAACTTTTCAACACATTATATGCTACAAAGTACGACGCCAAATCAACGTCCTTTAATTGTGTGTTCTGATGTAAGCAATAATAACGTATTAGCAGCAGGATTCTATGGTCCAGATTCAAGCACAAGTTCTCCTGATCCAGAAGATAGGAAAGGGTTTATTATTATAAACGGAGTTACATATGTAGGAAATACCTCTCTTTCGGATTTGTTAGTAGATTCAGGAGATACTAAGTTCCAAAGAACTTTACACTTTTCTTTAATAGGAGACGCAACTGAAGCTAAGCTGTACATTAACAATACACTTGCTGTTTCTGTTACAGATAGTCTTCATGGTTCAGCATTAAAGTTACCAACTGATTCTACTGTTAAAGCAATACAGTTACACACCAATGGTAATGGTAACCCCTATGGGCTTCACTATGCTCGTATATACCGTAAGAAACTTTCAACCGCCGAAAGAAATGTTAACTACAACAGTCGTTACAACTAATGTCTAATATATACATATACAAATACTTCTTTAGTGGTAACAAAAAGATTCTAGGAGC